CGTACTCTCAGCATTCTTCTGGCGTAGGTTTAAGAACAAAGAAAATATTACGTTCTTCGACCCGAACCAAGTGCCGGACCTCTACGAAGCCTTCTACTCCAGCACAGAAAAGTTCGAAGAACTCTACGTAAAATACGAACATCAAGTGGGTCTTCGTAAAAAAGTTATCAGTGCCGAGGAAGTATTCAAAAGTGGCATTCTAAAAGAACGTACAGATACAGGACGTATCTATTTGGTATTCATAGATAACGTGATGAAGCAGGGTCCATTTGATCCAGAGTACCATACCATTTACCAGAGTAATCTTTGTTGTGAAATTCTACTTCCTACTCGCCCTTTTAAGCGTTTGGATGACAGCGATGGCCGTATCGCTCTTTGTACCTTGGGATCGATTAACTGGGGTGCATTCAGAAATCCTGAGGATATGCGTCGTGCTTGTCGCATTCTCCAGCGCAGCCTATGCAACATTCTTGATTATCAGGACTTCCTCAGTATTCAGTCTAAACTAAGCAACGATGAAATCCAACCATTAGGTATTGGAGTAACTAACTTGGCCTACTGGCATGCCAAACGAGGCTTCAAGTATGGTGAGAAAGATGCTTTACAAGATGTTAAAAGTTGGATGGAGCACCAAGCATATTACTTGACCGAGGCCACAGTGGAGTTGGCCAAGGAACGTGGGCCATGTAAGGATAGTCATAAAACAAGATATGGTAAAGGTATCTTCCCTTGGGAACTTAGAGCTGACGCTGTAAATGACTTGGCAGAGTTTAGTCCAGAGCTTGATTGGGAAACCCTGCGTGAAAATATGATCAAGTACGGTGTACGCAATGCCACATTGATGGCTATTGCTCCAGTAGAGTCCAGTAGTGTAGTCATCAACAGCACTAATGGAATTGAAATGCCTATGAGCCTAATCAGTGTGAAGGAAAGTAAAGCAGGTAGTTTTATACAAGTTGTCCCAGAGTATCATAGACTTAAGAATCGTTATCAACTTATGTGGGAACAACGAGATTGTGTTGGCTACTTGAAAACAGCAGCAGTATTGGCAGCTTATGTGGATCAAAGTATCAGTACCAATACATTCTATAGTCCCAAGCACTTTGCAGACCGTAAAGTGCCTAGTACATTGATTGCTAAGAACTTGATGCAGGCACACATTTGGGGATTGAAGACACTGTATTATAGCTTGATTGACAAGCAAGGTAGTAAAATGCCTGAACCCACACCTGAAGTACATTATAATGGATTTCATAATCAAAGAGAATTAATTGAGGAGGAGGAGGATTGTCTATCCTGTAAATTATGAGTAAAGAACAATATAACCTAACCACCAAGACAGACTATTTGAATCGTAAAATGTTCTTGGACCCAGCTGGTCCAGTGACTATTCAAAGATTTGAAGAAGTAAAATATAAAAAAATCGTGGACTTTGAACAGACAGCACGTGGTTTCTTTTGGGTACCAGAAGAGATCAGTTTGACTAAAGATGCCAGCGATTTCAAAGATGCCAGTGACAGTGTAAAACATATCTTTACTAGCAATTTGCTACGTCAAACAGCCTTAGACAGCATACAAGGTCGTGGCCCAGCACAGGTATTCACTCCATGTGTAAGTTTGCCTGAGATGGAAGCACTAATGTATAACTGGAGCTTCTTTGAAACTAATATTCATAGTAGATCATATAGTCATATCATACGTAATATCTATAACGTGCCCAAAGATGTGTTCAATACTATTCATGACACCAAAGAGATTGTGGATATGGCATCCAATGTGGGCAATTATTATGATCAATTGCACATGATCAATTGTCATAAAGAGCTTGGCGAGTCAGTTAATGAAACTGTACACATTAGATCTATTTGGCTTGCACTCAACGCCAGTTATGCCTTAGAAGCATTTAGGTTTATGGTTAGTTTTGCCACCAGCCTAGCCATGGTAGAGAACAAGATCTTTATTGGCAATGGCAATATTATTAGTTTAATCCTACAGGATGAACTATTACATAAAGGGTGGACAGCTTGGCTAATCAATCAAGTAGCCAAGGAAGATGCAAGATTTGCCAAGGCCAAGCAGGACTGTGAACAAGAAGTGTATGCCATGTACTTGTCAGTTATTGCAGAGGAAAAGGCCTGGGCAGATTATTTGTTTAAGAAAGGCCCAGTAATTGGATTGAATGCCAATATTCTAAAAGACTTTGTGGATTATACAGCAGCCGCAGCATTGAAAGACATTGGTATAAAGTATATGAGTCCAGCACCTAAGACTACCCCTATTCCTTGGTTTAATAAACATAGTGACACTAGCAAGAAGCAGACAGCCTTGCAGGAGAATGAATCGACTAATTATGTTATAGGGATTATGGGCGATAGTATTGACTATGCGGAGTTGCCCGTGTTATAATCCTTCAAAGGAGAAGTAATGCTTACAATATATACAAAAAATAACTGTCCATTTTGTGACAGAGCCAAAGCCTTATTGGAAAGTAAAAGCGTACCATATAAAGCAATCAATATACAAGATGACCCCTCATCTAAAGAGTTTTTAATGAATCAAGGATTGCGTAGTGTACCTCAGATCTTTGATGGTAGTACCTTACTGCCAGGCGGGTTTCAAGGCTTAGATAATAAGCCACAAGAGTTTTTCGAACAATATAAAGGATAAAAATGTTAGCTGAAAATAAATTTAAAAACAATGATATTATTAGTTTCAAAGTAAGTAGCGGGGAGGAGATCCTCGGTCGTTATATACGTGAGGATGCTGTTAATTTCTATATTACCAAACCCAGTGTGTTAATGATGAGTCAACAAGGTATGGGTATGGTTCCTTACATGATGACAGTAAGTCCTGATGCAGAGTATGCCATTGCCAAAGCATCGGTAATCACTTTTGCTCGTACAGATGATGATATTGGCAAGCAATACCTAAGCAAGACCAGCGGAATTCAATTGGCTTAAGCTTAGTTAATAACCAAGCCGTTCTTAATAAATAGTTTTATGGGCGGTTTGGAGTCAGTCTCCAAGTAAATCGCTGGAGACAAGAATGGCAAAAAAAATACAACTAAGAAGAGATATTTCAATAAATTGGGAAAATGAAAATCCCCCAGTAATACTCTCTCAAGGTGAAATAGGCTTAGAGTATGTCATAGAAGACGGTAAAACAAGATTTAGCAGTTTTAAAATTGGTGACGGTTTCACTAAGTGGAACGACTTGCCTTATGCTTTATCCACTAACAGATTATTTAATTCATCAGGCACATCCTATATTGAAATAGGCGGAGTCGATGCTCTAGAAAATATAAAATTTTATAATGATGAAATCAATACTATTGATTTAAGTAATGAATTATTTGAAATCAAAAGAGCCGTTGATGTTAGTATATTATCCGAAACAACTAGTCAAGATATTTTTACAGGCGCGTTAACAGTAGCTGGCGGCGTTGGTATACAAGGCGATATCAATATAGCTGGTAAAATGACTGCTGATTCAATTTTAATAGCCCAAGATTTAGAAGTTGATGTCATAGGGAACCTTCAAGGTGATGTGACTGGTAATCTTATTGGTGATATCTATTCTGAGAATGCTGTTAAGATTTTAGATAGTGGCACAGATGGAACTAACGCTACTTTTATAGGTAGTCTTATAGGCAATGTAACTAGCTCTGGATCAAGTAATTTTAGCAATATTACCATAACAGGGGGTGCAATTAATGGTACTAGTATTGGAGAAATCACTCCTGCCCCGATAAAGGCTACAAGTTTAGATGTTCTTGAAGAATTGCATTTATCGGGAAATTTCCAAGTTGGCGCAGACAAATTTTTAATAGAAGCTTTAACAGGCAATACTGCTATTGCTGGCACGTTAGATGCTGCGGGCGATTTGGCCATTAATACAGACAAATTCAATGTTGAAGCCAGTACAGGTAATACTGCTATTGCTGGCACATTACGCACTGTTGGTGACTTTAATGTCAATAATGACAAATTCAAAGTTGAAGCCAATACAGGTAATACAGATATTGCGGGTGATTTGGCCATTAATACAGACAAATTCAATGTCGGAGCCAGTACAGGTAACACAGGCATTGCTGGCACATTACACGCCGTTGGTAATTTTGATATTAATACTGATAAGTTTACAGTTGATGCCACTACAGGAAATACAGGTATTGCTGGTACATTACACGCTGTTGGTGATTTTGACGTCAACACTGATAAGTTCACAGTTGCTGCCACTACAGGTAACACAAGTATTGCCGGCACATTACACGCTGTTGGTGATTTTGACGTCAACACTGATAAGTTTACAGTTAATTCTAGTACAGGTAATACTGCTATCGCTGGTACACTAGAAGTAACTAATGCTGCTACATTAAAAAGTACTTTAGAAGTAAACAATGATCTATCAGTCAATACAGACAAATTCAATGTCGGAGCCAGTACAGGTAATACTGCTATCGCTGGTACATTACACGCTGTTGGCGATTTTGATGTTAACACAGACAAGTTCACAGTTGCCGCTAG